CGCGAGCGCGACCATGCCGCCAGGACCACAACCAATATCTAGGAACGACTTGACGCCGTACTCGCTGATCAAGAACGCCAACGTTCCTCTATCGTTATGTGTCTTGTTGAGGTGTCCGCCTAGATGCGATGGCAGAGAATCTTGATTTGCTTGTGATGTGTTCTGGTCCACGGTGCCACTTCCCATTAATGTTGTCGTTCAAATAGTTATCATCTTCAAGGACGCCATAAGCAAACTGCTCTTTGACTTCCTCATAGTTTACTCTACCTTTCGTAGAATGTAAAGAAATTATTTCTCGTCTGAAGAGGTTTCTGTCGGATTCTTTGATTTGGGCTTTGAGTATATCACTAGATCCGTAGTATTTTTTCCAGTCGGATTCGGATCGTTGACGACGGGATTTACCCTTAACTTTCCGAACCGACCAGAAATACTTTCTGCCGATGTATTTTTTGTTGTCTGGCGTTGTGATAAGATATACGAAGCCATACGCATCCCCGATATCTTCACTATCAAACGCCTTTCCATTGAATGTCCACGGGTTTTCATAATTCGCCATACATTTATATAGGGCGACCAGAAACCTCCTCTGGATAGAGATCTTCAAGCTGCTTCAGAGATTCTTCGAGCTTCTCGAGCTCTTTGATCGTAAGCTCGAGTTGCTCGTCGTGTATCACATGAAGATTCGATTTGATACTTTCAATTCTATCAAGAATCATATTGTATCGTTCATTGATACTGTATAATGAATCACTCATCATCTTCTTCAAGTTCCTCGATTGCTTCTTCCTCAGCGTCCGCCCCACAAAAGGGGCAGAACTGAGGTGTTGCTTTCTTTCCACGCTTTTCATAAATGACTGTGTAATCGTATTCGCCGCACGGGCACGACAGATCCTTCTCTGTCATGCTTAGACCTCACACCCGCCAGCCACGCAAGCAAGTTCCTGCGCTCCTGTGGTAGTATCAGTCTTTTCATAGTCCTTGAGCTTAGTCCAGTCGATGAATGTAGGCATCTTAGCAGCAGCTGCCTCGTACTCTTCCTTCGAGCAGTCTTGATAAGGAGCTTGCTTATAAACGTGCTCGCTGAACGGAAGGAACGAAACACCAGACATCTTGTCGAAGTGATTGTAGACCCACGCACCAACGTCAAGCCACTCGTGTTCCTTAACAGAGATAGTAACAGATGGCTTGTGCTCACACCAGTGATCCTGATAAGTAACCCAGAGTTCCAACTGCTCAATCGCGCTCATGTCTGTACGGAACACTGCATTCTCTGGTGCCTTCATCGGGAACGAGAACACATACACGTTGTTCGGACGCATTACACAATCTTCAACTGGAACACCAGCGTCGATCATGAGCGCGGCCAGAGGATCTTTCTTATCCGCGCGAACAGTTCTGATATAGTATGGGTTGTGGCGTGCATGAATACCAGAAGCAGCATCAGTAAGCTGGCTAACAGTACCAGAGGGCTTAACACAAGTAATAGCGGCCGACTGAGGAATGCCGATTTCCTTAGCAAACTTCTTGTTGGTTTCGACTGCGACTGCGCGGAGTTCTTCGAGTCTTCCTGCGAGTCCTGGTGTCTTTCCATTTGTGAGATCATTATCCATAATTCCTGTCATTGAAACACCGAGCAGGCGTTCTTCTTCACAGTTCTTCTTCCATGATGACGAGAGATACTTGAAGTTCGTCAGAGTTGACTGCCATGTACCGAGGATCGCAGCAAGACGAACCTTTTCTTTTAGGGTGTCCATCGTATCTGTGTCGCGAATGACGACTTCTGACAGATTACAGAACTCCTTATCGCGCAGAATGATCTCTGAGCAAGGATTGGTACCAAAGTCGTAGTTAGGATCACGACGACCGTGCTTCGTAACTGTAGCCTTAGCAGAAGCACGATTGAAGATACCACGCTCACCAGACTTTGATTCATAGAGAGACTTCCACTCTTCCATGAACAGACCGATATCTGGCTTTTCTTTATAGATCGCTGAGTTATTAGCAAGCGCACGCTGCGACTCGTCCAGCCACCACTGACCAGACTTAGCTGCGCGCATGCGATCGTCGTTTAGATCTGAAAGAGAAATGAGAGCAGAACGACGAACGCCACCCACAACAACAATATCGGCAATTTTACATACAATGTCGTGACACTCCAATGTGTTTAAGCGACGCCCGGCTGCTTTCTTAAAGATGTCGATGCAGAACTTGAACAGAGCATCAAGTGGCTCTGGACCAGATGCACGACCACCAAATGTCTTGAGCGGAGTTCCAGCTGGACGGATCTTGCTGAGATCCCACTTAGGAACCTGACCGGAGTAGAGAAGATGAATGAGTTCCTTGAGAGCTTTAGCCCAACCGAGCTTTGAGTCAGCTACCATGATTGTTGTATCTGATGGATGGAAATCTTCTGCGATGATAGGAAGCTGCTCAACGTCCTTCGACTCGACAGAGAAACCAACACCAGTTCCATTCATGAGAATGTATAGAATCTCGTCAAACGAACGCGGGCTATTGACTGCGACGTACGAGCAGTTATAAGCAGCAACGTTCTCGCGCTTGAGCGCTTCACCAGCAGTCATAACGCAGCGCATCGAAGGCATTACCTTCTGCGAAAGAACTGCATCTTCAAGATCTTTACGATAGGACTTGATATCGTAGTTGTGTTGTTCCTTGAGATGACCTTCGAAGAAGTCGAAGAAGCGCCCAATAGTTTCTTGCCAGTTTTCTCTACGGCCCTCGTCCCATAAGAATCTCGAATAACGTGAAAGATGAATAAACTGCTGGTAAAGGGTAGGTAGAGAATTAGACATATGAAACTCCGTTTCTTACTTTTCTTCGGACAATATAATACCGTTCGCAGACATTGCGTCTGCGTCAACACTTCTTCCAATCTCGGATAGCCAGCTTAAGAGCAAGACCCTTAAACGTGGATTTATTTAGTAGATGTTCAATCTCCGAAACGCTACATCCAGATAAAACTGCATCATTTATATCTTTGTAGGTCCAGCTACTATTCCACACAACCATAGCATATCCACGTTGGGCAAACGACTCAACACGTTTAACAACTTGTTTGTTGCGCGGTTGATTATCGAATATCAAAACTACATTTTCACCATTCACACTATATAAGGCTCGCTGAAAGTCAGTTCCTCCTGCACCAATAGAGTTAGGCAGGAACATACTGTCAATCGGTCCTTCTAAGACGTATATAGTCTTTCCACGAGCCACGCGATCGAGCCCGTAGATCAGCGGATCATCAGTGATTCTGATGGTTGCATATCGCAAGGATGAGTTGCCCATAGCGCGACCTGTAACGCCTGTGAGCAACCCATCCTCGCGTCGAAACGGAATAACCAGCCGTTCGTCTGAAACCAAACGCCCCTCGTAGGCTGGGTTCAACGTTTCGAGTTCTTTGAAGTCGCGAGCATAGTATAGATCATTCCAACGTTCTTTCGGAATGTTGCGCGACTTAACATATTCTACCGCACGATGATGTGCGGGAAGTTGATCCAGACGCGATAGCATCTCGTCAAGAATGATAGGAGGACGTTCAACCTTCGTCTTCGGAATTACGAACGCTTCTACTTCAGTGTTGGCTGATACTCGATCTTTATACGATTCTAGTCTGTACGCTTTGGCCAGACCAGGATCAACGAGCTCAATAAGTTTACCAAGATTAGTACCGACATCGCAATTGTGACACTTAAAAATGAGACCGCCTGTTTTCTCAAACAGATAGCCTCTCGCCTTCAGTTTGTTCTTCTGTGAGTCGCCACAGAAAGGACAGCGGAAATTATAAACTCGCTCAGACTTCCGCTTGAACAGCAGAAGTTTGTGCGAGATCATCTGTGCATATTTGTGATCAGTGATAGTAGACATAGGTTCATTATAATAAGCTCAAGGAAGATTGTCAAGACTATTTTTGCTCTTGTTTGTAGTATTCTTTGTAGGCTGCAATCACGGCGTTCTGTTGCTGAATATGCTTACGCAGTTCAGCTACGTTGATAGAGAGTGCCTGATAGCCTTGTGAGGTGAGAGCGAATAGAACAACATCACCTTTACCACTGAGTTCCTGTGCCTTTGCGGCATAGTTCTCAGGAGTAATGATGATCCACTTCATCTCCGCTTGATTGATAGGCATGGTTGGAGGTAGGATCAGTTCAGCTCTCTCGACGAGAACTGGCTTATCTAAAACCTTGGTAGTTTCATCGCACCCAGCCAGGAATAGGGCGCAGACCGCAGCAATAACGATTCTCATTGTGCTGGCTCCTTCTTAGGCAACTGAGCCTGTATCAAGTCATTACATATTGTGTTTCTAACTCTACCGCTTTTTTCTTCCGCTGTCAATGGTGAACCTGTAACTAATTCGTTACAGCGTAGAGCATCTCTTGTGCCACGATTAACGCGAGTTTCGGTTTCTGACGGCGGAGCCTTCGCAAGGTTATCTAGTCGTGACATCTTACGGCTGAGAACATTGACTTCGTTCTGAGCCTGCTGAGCAACCCTAGCCACTTCAGCGTTGATAGACTGCATCTTCTTCATATCAGCCTGTTGCTGTTCCATAACCATTTTCTGTTGCGTAATCACGCCTTCCATGCGCTGCTGAACTTCAGCCGCTGCTTCTAGTTTACCTTCTAGAGCTTGAATGTAGAAGTATCCGCCTGATACGACAGAAAAGAGAATGGCTGCAATCGCAATCTTAATACCCAATCCCATTTTCTTATCCTTTATGTTTGAAGTACTGGACTTCTCGTTCTCTTCTCTCTGCGCCCGCGCGCGTAGGATACGTTCCGAGGTTTTTTCCTGATTTCTTCGAGACAAGGCGGTATCCACCGTCTCTTTTAACAATTGACTCGCGTTGGACTTGTTCACTTCCGTCACCACCATCTCCCATCGCGCTTGTGCGGCTTACAGCCTTCACACGCTTTCCTATAGCTTTATAATATACGGTTGCTTCGTTTGTTTGCTTACGGCGCATAATAGCCTTGAAGATCATAGGCTGGCCATACTTCTTCAGAGTACCTTTGGCACCAATACGAGGTTGGCGCTTGCTCCAGTGAACATCAGATGTGCTAGTAGCTGGACCAGCGTGATTTGCTGGAGCTCCACCTTCTCCATCTTCATTAAGACCGCGATGATGATCAATAGCTGCTTGTTTTGCGTTTGCGAACGTTGAAGAAAGAGTAACATGCTTACTATCTTTTCTTACGTTATAATCACTGCTCTTTGAACCACTAACAGTAATTCCTGTTGGCTTACCTTTATGATGGAGCTCATGCGATGCAGGATTTGTTCCAAACCCAACACCTTGCCATTTCCTGCTAGTCGTTTTCTTAAACGTATAGTCGCTCATTAGATTTTCCTCAGAACTTCTACAACTCGCATATCCATGACAATTTCGTTTGATCTAATCGTTAAACAATCTGTGCCAATATTTTCAATTCGCTCAGGCCAATAGTTTAGAAGCATCAGAAACGGCTTTAGAATATGTAGCTGATCATAGAGCCTAAACGCAAGCATTCGCGTCATAGCTTTATGATCGAACACATTGTATAGAACCATAAGATGATTTATAATCAATCTTTCTTTAAGCTCTCCATGTTTTTCATAACGACCGAAAAGTCTACGAATGTTCTTGATTCTATTCAGATCATCCATAAACTCTTGTTCATCCACACATGGATTTGAATAATGATGTGCAGCATAAAGAAAGAAATTACTATCGTCCAATTTACCCTTCATTTCACTTTTTTATTTCTTTTGCAGCCTCTACAATATCTTTGTTAGATGCTTCCGCCTTAATGAAAAAGCGTGCTGTCATAGACAACACGCCCCATGCTACAAATCCAATGGCTGCTCCAGCTGCGATAAGGTGATCCGTAGAAATAGGTGTATCTAGGAACTCACATAGAACTGGAGCGAATATAATTGCTGAGCCAGTGCAGACACCACCGCGAATGGTAGCGTCTAGCACTGTTGTTGGTTTCATGAAAGCAAACATAGCTAATCCGCCAAACATGCCACCAGCGGCAGATGCGGTTTTTGCTGCTACGAGTCCTGTCACTTCAATGCTCATTAGAATGTGCTCAACGCTACACGCTTGATTGTCGTTGCGTTAACAGCGATATACAAGTGAGTATTGGTGAAGCGCAACTCTCCTACAGCCATACCAACAGAAGTCGCATTGTTTGATCCTGGTGTAGTACCAAACGTGATTTTGACTGTGTTTGCTGTGAGAGTCTTTGTAACATTGACGTTAGAAGCGAACTGTGCGCGATTACCGCTCACAGTTACGTTTGCACTGAATACAGTGTTCGACGGAACAGAACCGAAGAAGCTCTTTATAGTCATCTTCTTCGATACTGGCGTTCCGTTCGGATCATCGACGATCATCAGCAGATCTGGAGCCGCTGTGGTCGTCAATGCCGTAAGTTGTGATACTTTCTTGTCAGCCATCTAACGACTCCGATCTTATTATTCTGGAAGTCTTGAATCGTCCAGAGGCTCACCGCCACCGCCAGCATCGTTGGCAATCGAAGACGCTGCAACTAGAACTTCATATTGAATACGACCAGCGCGGCCGCCTTCACCCTGTGTGCGAAGAACCCAACCAGCGTGCGGAATGATATCTGCTTCGGTAGATGCAGTGTTAGCGTATGTCATTTCTGATGAGCTTACACCAAATGTTCCATAGGCAATATTCGCACGAAAAGTACCAATCGTCGTGTTACCAAAAAGTTCATTTCTATTCTTTGCCAGATTGAGCGTAGTATTTGCCCAAGATGGCGCGCCGTTAGCGTTATCTGTCATTGTCCATTGTGCCA